GCTGGTGGGCCTAGCGCCGCTAATTTTATGGCCGCTGGAGGGCCAAACGCATATAATTTTATGGCGGGTAACGCACCTGTTGCCCTTGATTTTCAAGCAACAAAAAACTTAAACACTTCTAATGTTGCAAAAATGCCAATTAATGCTGGCATGACAGGGCAAGAAGCAATTATGGCGCGGTTAGAGCCACAAATTCAGCGTAATCGTGTAAGCACAGAAACGCAGTTAATTAACCAAGGATTGCGGCCTGGCTCAGAAGCTTACAACAACGCGGCAACCTTATTGGGACAACAAGAAAACGATCAACGCACTCAAGCGGTTTTACAAGGTCTTGGCTTAGACTTAAGTGCCAATGCTCAAGGCTTTGGTCAAGCGGTTACTGCGGGGCAGTTTGCAAACACAGCTCAAGGTCAAAATTATGGGCAAGAATTATCGCAGCAAGCCCTTACTAACCAAGCGCGAGCACAAAACTTTGGTCAGGGTAATACTCAACAAGCTCTAATTAATCAAGCACAAGCGCAAAATTTTGGGCAAGGTAATATTCAGCAACAACTTTATAACCAAGCGCAAGGTCAAAATTTTGGGCAAGGTGCTACTGCACAAGGTATAACTAACCAAGCGGCTGGGCAGAATTACACGCAAAACTACAATACCATTGCCCTGAACAACGCTGCCCAACAACAGAAGTTTGCTCAAAACACACAGCAAGCAGCATTTGAAAATCAAGCACGGCAACAAGCGTTGGCAGAGGCAATCCAACAACGTCAAATGCCACTGAACGAAATTGCGGCACTGTCAACTGGTTCACAAATACAAAACCCAGTATTTCAACCTTACACTGGCGCAAATGTAGGGGCTGCGCCAGTTGCTCAGACCATGCAAAACGCTTATCTCGGTGCTCAAAACGCATACAATCAACAAATTGCAAGCCAAAACGCAAATACGTCAGGATTGTTTAGTTTGGCTGGATCGGCGTTACCACTCTTTTTATGATAATCAATCACGGGAGATTAAATGCCTGACATCAATTTAGCTCCAACCAACTTTGAGTTGGAGGCAATCCAAAAGCAACGCAGAATGGCTGAATTGTTAATGCAGCAGGCTCAACAACCATTGGATATGCCGCAAGTGCCAGGGGCGCGTATTAGCCCAATTGCAGGGCTTGCCAAGCTGTTGCAAGCCTACACTGCAAATGAAAAGTTAAAAAAAGCAGACACACAAGAAAAACAATATCAATCGGATTATTTATCCGACCTTGGCTTTCTCATGCGTAATGCTGGCAAGACCACGCCTGCGACTGCGGCAATTCCCGAGAAAATCGAAAACATTACAACGCCTATTGACGCTAACCGCAATTTGCAAGAAGTGGCTTTGCGGCAAAGTCTAATGCGTGACCCCAATGCGGCTATTAACCCATTTGAAAGACAAATGGGCATGGATGAACGCGCACAAGTAGCTAAATTGCCTGGTCAAACTGTTGAAGAAAGAATCACTCCCGCAGTTCCCGCTGTGCCAGGTTCACCAATGCTGTCGGCTGATTTGTTAAGCGGCAACAACGCCAATGGTTATATCAAGACCGGCGCTGGAAAGATGGCATTAGCTCAGTATCTAATGCAACAACAAGCCCAACAGCAAGCGGCAGCACAAGCTGAATTGGCGGCTTCACGGCAACTTCATGCGTTCAATCCGGAACAAAACGTAGGTACATTTAGTGATGGTAAATTTAATACCATTATTCAAGGTAAGCCTAAAGAACAAAATGTGATTGGAACCCCAAGTCCTGCAGATTTCACGCCTGAAAGTTTATCTACCTATGCAATTAGCAAAAAGTATTCTGATTTAGTTAGAAATCCCAAAGAAGTCAATGCGCCAGCGGCTGCTCAAAATTATGAATATTATGTCAAGCAAGAAACTGATGCTGGCAGAAAACCATTGTCATTTAAAGATTTTGAATTGCTAAAAGTTCGTGAAGGAAGAGCGCAAGCCCCGCCAAGAGAGCGAATGGTTTTTGACGCAAATCGAGGCGGTACTGTTAATTTGGATACTGGTGAATTTAAACCTGTTCAACAAGGTGGTGTTGACATTGGCGTAAAACCCAAAGATTTAAAACCTGTGCCGCCAACAATTAACACTGCAATGACTCAAAATCAAGTGGTGTTAAATAAGATTGCCCGAGCAGAAGATTTATTGACAAAAACACCCGAAGCAACTGGTATGTTTAAAGGCATGATGCCTGATGCCATTTTAAATCGTACTGATAAAGAGGGAACAGCAACAAGGGCGGCACTGGCTGAACTTGCGGCAACCAAGGTGCATGACTTAAGTGGCGCGGCTGTGTCTGTAAGTGAGTTTGGAAGATTAAAACCATTTTTGCCACAACCAACTGACAACGCAGACACTTTACGAACAAAACTTGCTGGCATGAAAGCCGAAGTTGAAGATATTGTGAATGCCACAAATCAGATTTATAGTGAAGAACAGGGTTACAAGCCAATCCCAAGTTTAGCGCCCAAGCTGGCAGCGTCAGCAGATGCGCCGCCGGTTACTGCATTAAAAGAAGGACAGACTACAACATTTGCAAACGGACAACAATGGACATTGCAAAAAGGCAAACAAGTGAGGGTTAAATAATGGCTGATCCTTGGGAAGTTGTGTCTGTTGCCCCTGCATCGCAATGGGATGTTGTTTCTACTGCGCCAGCCAAAAAAAGGTCATGGACAGAAGTGCCAGGCGAGGCTTTAAGCAACATTCCATCAAGTGCCGTAAATCTAGCAAAAGGCTTATATCAGGCGGTTACTAATCCTGTTCAAACAGTTTCGGGTGTTTTGGATGTTGCCGCTGGCGGTTTACAAAATGCTTTGCCCAAACCTGTAGTTGATTTTGTTAATAAATTTGATGCTGATCCCCAAGCGGCGCAACGTGCTGTTCAAGCGGCAAATGCGGCTGGTGGCATGGTAAAAGAGCGTTACGGTAGTGTAGATGCCTTAAAAAACACACTTGCCACAGATCCTGTGGGTGCAGCTGGCGATTTATCTTTATTGTTAAGTGGTGGTGCGGGTGTAGCGGCTAGAACACCGTTGTTGGCAAAAGCTGCACCTGTTCTAAAAACAGCAGCAGCTTACACCGATCCTTTAAATATTGCGGCTAAAGCTGGCGGCAAAATGTATGACCTTGCTGGCGCATTGACCAAACAAGGTTTGGGCTTCAAAACAGGCGTTGGAACAGAGCCTATTACCCAAGCCGTTCAAGCTGGTCGAGAAAGTAACCCTGCGTTTATTGAAAATTTGCGTGGCGAAGTGCCTGCAATTAATGTTTTAGAAGATGCCAAAACTAATCTTGCACAAATGAATGCTGACAAGCAAGGTCAGTATCGATCAGGCATGGTTAACATTAAAAATGATAAATCTGTTCTTAATCTTACTGGCGTTGAAAGTGCATTAAAAAACGCAGAAAATTCAATTGATTTTAAACAATCAGGTATACCTAAAGATGCCAAAGCAGTTGAAGTTTTGCAAAAGTTAAGAGAAAAAATAGATCAATGGAAAAAACTTGATCCTGCTGAATATCACACACCTGAGGGTCTTGACCATTTAAAGCAAAGCCTTTGGGAAGATTTTGGAAAATTAGGCCAAGAAGAAAAAACTGCTTATTCTGTTGGCAAGCAAGTATATGACTCTGTAAAAACAGAGATTAATAAACAAGCCCCTGAGTACGCTAAGGTAATGAAAGAATACAGCGACACTAGCGACTTAGTTAAAGAAATTGAGCGTTCATTGTCTATTGGACAAAAAGCATCTGCTGATACTGCAATGCGTAAACTTCAGTCGCTAATGCGAAACAACGTAAACACAAATTATGGTCAACGGCTTGATTTAGCTCAACAATTGCAAGCAGCTGGCGGCAAAAACATAATGCCTGCATTGGCTGGTCAAGCTATGGGCGATTGGACACCAAGGGGCATCCAACGAGCTACGGCAGGACTTGAGGGTATGGGCGCATATGCAATTGGTGGCCCTGCATTGGCGGCATTAGATGTAGCGGCATCATCGCCTAGATTAGTAGGAGAAGCATCATACAAATATGGTCAACTTGCAAACGCCTTAAATCAAGGCCAACAAGCGGTTTCTAAAGCCATACCTATGACGGCAAAACAAGCTAGATTAGCGGCTCTTTTAGGGTCACAATCTAATCCATACGCAATTGGAGAACAGCAATGAGTTACAACGGTTCAGGCACATTTCAGATTAACACCACCGGTCAACCAGTTGTTGCTGGCACGATCATCAGTTCGGCTTCATTTAATGCTTTGACGGCAGACTTAGCCACAGGACTGACTACAGCCTTAACAAAGGACGGTCAGACCACTACAACGGCTCGCATACTCTTTGCCCAAGGGATTAACTCAACGCTGGTCACAGACGCATCTAGTGTGTCTACAGGCTCAATTTTTACGGCGGGTGGCGTAGGCATTGCCAAAAAACTTTATGTTGGCACTGACTTAAACATTGGTGGTGGAGTGCTGGTTACTGGTTTAACTGCTTCAAGTGCTGTAGCGACTGATGCGTCTAAAAATTTGGTCAGTGTGACAAACACCGGCACAGGCTCAAATGTTTTAGCGACAAGCCCAACATTAGTAACGCCTTTGCTTGGTACGCCAACAAGCGGGGTATTAACTAACGCTACTGGTTTGCCTTTGACAACTGGAGTAACAGGCACTTTACCTATAGCAAACGGCGGTACAGGTCAAACAACTTTGGCGGCGGCAAGTATTGTCACATATACAGGCACAGAAACTTTAACCAACAAGACTTTAACTTCACCAACATTAACAGCTCCTGTATTGGGAACTATTGCATCGGGTGATGGAACGGCTTTAACTGGCGTTGCAAAACTTACAGCAAACACTTTTTCAGGCGCACAAATTGGCTCAGTGACTGCACTGACATCAAGCGGGGCGTCCATTGCTATCAATCTTGCAACCAATTGTAATTTCTCCTATACCACGGTAGAAAATAGCACACTTGCTGCGCCATCAAATCCAGTAGCAGGACAGTCCGGAGTTATTACCATTACGCAAGGCGCAACTCCTCGGACATTGGCCTACAACACGTTTTATAAATTTGCGGGTGGCACTGTGCCAACATTGACTGCTACGGCAAGTGCGGTGGATACATTTGCCTATTATGTTGAATCAGCAACCCGTGCAACTTGCCAACTAATCAAGGATGTAAAATGATAGTTGGCGGGATACCTATGTTATTTGGGGGCGCTCCTGGTAGTAGGGCTATATTTGGGTATGGCACTTCTAGTGTTGCTCGCGTTTCATTAACAAATTTGGTTTCCAACTCAGGCGTTGTTGCTACTGATACTACCGGTGTAGGAACTGCGCGTTCTAACCTTGCTGCTGCTGGCTACGGCACAGATAAAGCTATTTTTGGTTACGGTTATACCCCATCCTACGTTTCAATGACCAATTTAGTTAGTAATCTTGGCGTTGTTGCGGCTGACACAACTGGCGTAGGAACAGCAAGGGGTTATCTTGCCGCTGCCGGTTATGGTACAGACAAAGCTATTTTTGGTTATGGCGACACAGGAAGCAATTCATCTTTGACCAATTTAGTTAGCAATACTGGCGTTGTTGCAACCGATACCACCGGCGTAGGAACTGCTCGCTACTCTCTAGGCGCAACGGGTTATGGAGCTGACAAAGCCATTTTTGGATATGGTTTTTCTACCACCGTTGTTTCATTAACAAATTTGGTATCTAACACAGGTGTAGTTTCAACCGACACCACCGGCGTAGGAAGCGCACGGGAATACGCTACGGGTGTTAGATATGGCTCAGACAAAGCTATTTTTGGTTATGGCAATACAGGGGCATTAACTGCTGTTACCAACTTAGTTTCTAACACCGGCGTAGTTTCAACAGATACAGCTGGTGTAGGAACAGCGCGTTCTGTTCTTGCTGCTGCCGGTTATGGCACAGGACAAGCAATTTTTGGTTATGGATTAACTGGCTCCGTTGTTTCAATGACCAATCTTGTGAGCAATACCGGCGTAGTTTCAGCCGATACCACTGGTGTGGGAACTGCAAGGCAAGCTCTTGCCGCTGCTTCTTTTGGTTAATAAATATGTCAAAACTAAATTCAGAATTTAACTACCGTTACCAAGTTATTGGTGAAACTGTATGGGCTAAGATTCAAACATTGCACGGTTTCTTGGATGGACGTATCCGTGCTGCTGTGTTGGAAGAAGTAGCCGACCTAAAATATAAGGCAAAGCTGTGGGACTTGCAAGATTTGAAAAACAATAATGCAAGGTACTGTCTGATACTTGAAAAGCAAGCGGAATTACTAGAACTTGAATCTTTTCAACGAGAACAAAAAATTAATTTTGCTCTTAATCGAGATGAGATTACTTGCCTAAAAAATTTGTTGGCTGAGTTGTACGTTATTGCCGAACCAACGCGAATCAAGGGCTATACCGATGAGCAGATGTACGAGGCCAATGCAGCCAATGAGTTTACTCATGTGATCCAGCGCCAAATACAGGCAGAAATTATGGCTAATGGTCGCCCGTCTCCTGCAACATTACACAATGCTATGAGCAATCCACACACTTTTGAAAAGTTGCAAAAATTGGGTTTAATACCGCAAGAAGCCACGCTATTACTTCCCGACAATGCCCCATTAAACATAACAGAGGTTGCCAATGTATCTACTTAATAATCTCAAATTTAATCACAGTGTCCAACACGTTATTGATGATATTCAATATCCAGCGGGCTGGTTTAACGACCCGTTAGAACGTGCAAAGATAGGTATTATTGAAGTGCCTGATCCGATCAAACCGGACGATAGTCTTTTTACATATGTCGAGAATCCAGACGGCAGCTATACGACCACACCTCGCACTGCTGATGATGTGGCGGCATACAAAGCCGCTAAAGACGCGGAACAAGCCAAGTCTGTACGAGCCATAAGGGACACTAAGTTATCTAAGACTGATTGGCGGTTTCGCAGTGATATGACACCATCACAAGCGTGGAAAGATTACTGCCAAGCCCTGCGGGATGTGCCTGCACAAGCGGGTTTCCCTTGGACTATTGTTTGGCCTGATGCACCATGATTGATGATTCCACCAAAATAGCCGTTCACGAAGCGGTTTGCGCTGAACGCTATGCGGCGATTGAGAAGTCTTTTGTCGATGGCGACAAGCGCATGACGCGAATCGAATACTTGTTGTATGCGGTGATTGTGTGCGTTTTGTTTGGGCCAGGCGTGGCGGGTGAGCTTGTTAAAAAAGTCTTGGGGCTATAAATTGATCCGTTCACCGTTGCCCTTGCCGCTATTGCCGCTATCAAGCAGGCCGTATCGTTTTATAAAGATGCAAAAGCGGCTTCCAAAGATGTCACCAACATCACAATGGAGATTTCTAGTTACATCGGTAAATTTTTTGATGCCCATGAACAAGTCAAAACCGCCGCAGCAGAGCAAAAGAAAAACCCGCCAAAGGGTAAATCACTAAAAGCCCAAGCCCTTGACAACATCTTTCAAGAGATGGAGCTAGAGCGCCAAGCGGTAGAGTTAAGGGAATTGTTGATCTACGGCGTTGACCCTGCTTTGGGTGCGGTGTGGTCAAGGTTTCAAGAGGAATTTGAAAGACTGCAAGAGGAGCAAGAAAAGGAAAGGCTAGAGCAGGAAGCAAAAGACAAGGTCGCATTATGGCAACGGCGAAAAATGCTAAACAGCCTGCAAGACAGAGCGTTAATAATCGGGGCGGTGATGATCGTTACCCTATACCTCCACCTCTTGTTTCTCGCAATACGCCAAATGAAGATAATCAAGTGGGGTTCTTAATTGCTTTTCTTAGCTTGGTGGTAGTGTTTGGATTGTTGTTGCCAATCATAGGAATGATGTATTTGGACATTTTGGAAGCCAAGCAAGAAACCAAGCGCCAGCAAGCGGTGGTGCAAAGATTAATCAATAAAGCAGAGGAAAACAAATGATTCCCATAGTCGCATCCCTTTTGGGGACACTTGCTCAAAACGGCCTTACTTTGCTTAGTAGCGCCATCCAAGCCAAGGGCAAGGAAGTGGTTGAAAACACTTTGGGCGTAAAAATCCCTGACAATCCGACCCCTGAAGATGTCAGCAAGCTACGCCAGCTTCAATTTGAACATGAAGAGCGCCTACTTGAGCTTGGCATTGAAAAAGCAAAAATGGAATTGGCTGAATTGCAGTTATTTGCCGATGCTGCCAAGAACGAGGATAACAACGTCACAGACCGCTGGAATTCAGATATGGCATCTGACTCTTGGCTATCCAAAAACATACGCCCCATGAGCCTTATCGCCATCTTCTTGGGGTATTTTTTGTTTGCCATGATGTCTGCCTTTGGGTACAACGCAAACGAGTCTTACGTTACCTTGCTGGGTAACTGGGGGATGCTGATTATGGGCGCGTACTTTGGTGGACGCACGGTTGAGAAACTTGCAGAAATGAGGAAGAAATGAAAGCCAAGCTAACTTTCTTTGTCACCATGATGGTCAGTTTTACTTTGTGCGTTGTCATCATTAGCATGGTTTTTGTGCTTATGGCTGGATTATTTGACGAAAAAGTTGATAACGCAGAAATCTTTAAGTTGATTAGCCCCGCATTCCAAACCATTGTTGGTGGCTTTATTGGTTTATTGGCTGGCGTAAAACTATCGCATGATGAGGAAGAAAAATGAGCTTAAGCACTGAACAAGCTGCATTCCTACTGGATGCTTGCAAACTGATCCAATTTGCCACAGAGCAGGGTTTTATGGTGACCGGCGGCGAGCTGGCAAGAACACCCGAGCAACAAGCAATCTACTTTAAAACAGGTCGATCCAAGACCATGAATAGCATCCATCTAAAGCGTTGCGCCATAGATTTGAATTTCTTCCGTGATGGCAAGATTATTTGGGATAAGGCGGCTCTTGCGCCTTTAGGGGCTTATTGGGAAGCTCTTCACCCAAAGAATCGTTGGGGAGGGAATTTCTCCAACTTGGTGGATTGTCCTCACTTTGAACGTGTGCCAGCAACATAGCAAAAAGGATTAACGTCCCAATTCCAATAATTGCACCAATGGCTAAAGCAAAGACGGTGGCAATCATGTCTTTTCCTCTATTGTGTAAAACCAATCGTCCCCCGCTGACCATTTGCGTGTGCCATCCACCGACCACAAATGTTGCGCTGCTTGGAAATCGGGAAACTTGGTTTGTGCAGGCACAAGGCTTTGGTCATACCACAAACAGCGATTGTTGGGCTGGCAAGCAAACTGACCATTTTCTAATTTGATCCAATTAAAGCTCTTATGCTCCTCTGCGGTTTCCGTAAAGCCGGTGTCTAAATCCATGTTATCGGCACAAAAGTCAACGGTAAACAGGTATGTGCCAAAGTGCCATTGCTTATCTTTTCCAAGAAACTTAACACCAAGGTTACGCAAGCCAATCTTTTCAACAATGGTAAACCGATACCCCATGCAATCCCACAATTGCAAAGTGTCTATGGGCAGGTCGCTAGCGCCCTCTTTCCACACATAGGCATGGATTGGTAGTTTGTCGTACAAAGCGCCGTAATCGGTTAGTAGCGACTCAATCCGAAACACTTGGCCTCTGAGGGCTTTCAGGCTGACCCACACGCAAGGCACAAGCTCGCCATGCCCCTTGGTGTCGTTGTAAAGAAACTCAGCTTTTACAAAGCATTTGATAGGCGGCAAAGATGAAACAAGGTAACTCAAATTAACTCCTGTTGTATTGGCACAAACTGCCATTCACGCTCGGCTCGGCCTGAGTTCGACTTGGTGGTGCGCCCTGTAAGCTCCACACGCCCATCTTTCTCAAGCTCTTTCATGCGCCTAGCCACTTGGTTGCCATCAAGCCCCACCAGCTCGGCTATGCCATCCTTGCCCATTGGCCCAAAGCGGCGCAAGCATTCCACAATCTTTTCAAAGTGCTGCTTGGCAAGGTCTATGGATTGGTCTGCTGCGGCGTGGCTGGTAAAGGGGTCAAGCCCCCTTGCTCTAAAAAGGGATGTCATCATGTCTATCCTCTTGTTTATTTGTCTTTTCCTCCAAGTCATAGCAATTTGCCCATCCATTCCAACCACCATCCATTATTGGCGTGGAATCAATCTTAATCTTTAGGTTTTCGTTATCGTCTACAAACACCGACCCAATGTTTTGATAACGCTTTTTTTCTTGCCCATCACGGTTTTTGTAAGTACCAGTAATTACTGAAATATTTTTTATTTTCTTCATGGCAAGCTTTCTAATTGTTGAATTTTTAGGTCTACATCACCCAAGAACTGAATGACTGAATTCTCAAGCATATTAACCATTTCGGGGTCATAGTTGATGCGTTTGATGAATAGCTGATGTTTCTCGGGCAACCGAGGATCGAATGAAACAAAGTCACACCAAGGGCGGTCGGCACAAGCCATTTGCCACATCATTTGCGTTATGTATTTAGCTGGCACGGTCTTAGTTAATAGCGTTTCAATGTGCGTGGCAGTGTTTGGGCATTTGATTTCAACCATGCCCTCGGAAGCCAAGCCGTCCGGTGACGCACCCGACATGGTGATCCAAGGGTGAGTAAGAAACCCCACCTCGGTGACCAAGATGTCCATCCTTGCCTCATAAGCGGCT